GGAGTGGCCGGTGCTGCCGGAGGGGCCTCAGGGGCCGCCGCCGTCTTCTTCGGCTGGGGCAGGTGCTCCGGGACCTTGATGCCGTAGTCGTCCACGCTGGAAGGAGCCCGCCCCTCGCCGCGCGTGTTGGCCATGTCGATGATGTTCGGGGGCTGAGAGAGGCCCGTGCGGCTCTGCGGCGGGATGATGCCGTCACCACTGCCCGTGCCCACCGGGGGAGCGCCCTCACGGGCAATCTCCTCAGCGATCACCGCGTCCGAGGTGCCGCCCTTCTGCGCGAGACCCTGATCGATGACGTTCGGCTGCTGTGCCAGCAGTTGGGCTTCCTGAAGCTGGTTCACCGCCTCGGTGACTTCCTGCTCCGTCGCCTCGCCACGCCCGAAGGCCGCCACCTTCTTGTACGCCTTGATGGCCAGCCCGAAGGTGCCCGCCAGCGCGAGGTCCATGCCTGCGCCTTCAAGGGCGTTCTTCAGGCGGCCCTCCCAGACGCTCTCCTCCTCGCCGGTCGCCGCAAGGTAGCCGTTGATCGGGTTGCGCAAGGCAGGCACGTCTTGGATCAGGTTGGAGAGGCGAGCCTGATACGGGTCGAATACGGTCGCGCCGACCATCGCCCCCTTGACAATCTCGATGCCGCCCCGCGCCGCCAGCCCGCCCTTCAGGCCAAGCTGCGCAATCTTCAGGGCCTCAAGCAGCTTGCCCGCACCAACCATGCCGGTGGCGAAGGACGAGACGCCTTCCACGATACCATTGGCCCCGCCCTTACGGCGGAGCATATCGCTGTCCTTGTAGATGTCGGAGATGACCGGCACCTCAATGGGGTTGAAGTCCTGCCCAAAGAGGTTGGCCCCGGTGCGGGTGGCTTCCACGATGGCCTTACCAACCCCGAGCCCGGCAGAGTTGACCGTATCCCCCAGCCATTCGAGGGGACCGTCGCCCTGCTTCAGGCCCTCTGCGAACTGCTGCCGCTGCTGGCCGAGCGACGAGATGGTGTCGTCAAGGGCCGCGTCGAAGGGCGACTGCTGGCCGAGCATCTGTGCGGTAGCATCGAAGGGTTCGTTAGCCATGGTGGAAGCCGTTCCTGTGTTAGACCTGCCCGAGGGCGGCGACTAGCTCGTTGAGGGTGACCCCCACGTGCTGCTTGTAGTAGCTCTCCCCGTTCAAGCCGGGGAGTGAGGCCCACTCTTTGGAGAGGTTGGTGATGTAGCTCTTGGTGCTGATTGCCCCGGCCCGCCACTTGCTGAAGCCACGGCGCTCAAGCAGGGCGGCGCAGAGCCGGTCCTGTAGTTTGGCCGTGAACAACTGGTCGTCGGTGATCCGGTAGCGCTCCTGCAACTCGGGCAGCGTCTTGGTGGTGAGTATCTGGTAGGCCCCCACCGCCGAGGAAGGAGCGCCGAGCCGCACCATCTCCCGCCCGAGCGCCTTCACCTCGCGGATAGTCATCTGCGTGAGGGGCTTGTTGTAGCCCTTCTTCGGCCACCACTTGCCGTAGCCGATGACGCAGTTGTACGGGTCGCCCTTCCGTGCGGTGCCTTCCGAACGCTTGATCAGGTCGTAGAGCACCACAAGGTTGACGCCGTTGTCGTTCGCCTCGTGCGTGTTGGCTACAGGAGGGGGTGGGGGTGGAGGAGCCACAGGGGGCGGAACTGGCACGGCAGGCTGATCACGCACAGGGGTGCCGCCCGGCTGCTGCACCGGAGGGGTCGGGGGAACAGGGACCGTATCCTTCGGGGTAATACCGATGATCTGCCCGAGGGTCTTCCAAAAGCCAGCCACATTAGGCCTCCTTAGTTGGCAAACGATACCCCAGCACCTTGTCCGTGCTGAAGGTCTGGATGTTGACGGTCACGCCGCGCCCCTTGCTGTCCTTGGTGGACTGGTTCCCGGCCAGCACATCGATAGTACCGTCCTTGTTCACCTTGGAGACGAAGCCGACATGGCCCTGCCAACCGTTGGGGTCGCCACGGGAGAAGATGACGATGGCCCCCGGCACCGGCTTGTCGATAGGCTTGCCGATGTTGAGGAAGCTCCTCGCCGCCAGCTTGCCCGTGCCGGTGTAGCCCGACTGGAACAGCACGGCGTTGGCCCACGCGGCACACCATGCAGTCGTACTCGGGTCGAGGTTGAGCCCAGCCTTGCGGAAGAACGCAGAGAGGGCCTTGGAGGACGCCGGGTCGCGCTCGTCCACGTGCTGGTCGAGGAAGGCGTTGGCCACTGACATGTAGGACGCATTGCTCTCGCCTGCGATGGCCGTAGCCGCAGCCACGTCCGCCGTAGGGTTGGCTTGGATGTCCGACACGACGCCGCTCGGCGCATCGTCACTGTTCTCCGGCAGGCCGGGGGCNGCNAACCNNGTGGCCTGATCCTCGTGCAGGGCNTCCGCATAGTCGTCCGCCTGCTCGGGGGTGTTGAACTTGCCGAGGTGCTGGCCGGTCTCGTGGTAGTAGGCAACCGCCTCGTCCTCGCTGACCTTGCGCCAGCCGCCGCTCGCCTTGTCAGGGATGACGGTCGGCAGCAGTATCTCCTTGCCGTCCTCGTTGATGCTGAAGGTGGCCACCGTCGAGTTGGTGCCGTCACCGTTGTCGATGTTGGCGTCCCGCTCGCTGAGGTTGATGTTGCCACGCTCCACCATCCCCGGAGGGTTGGGCATCGAGGGCGTGAGGTAGTCGGACGGCTTGGTGAGACCGGCATCGTCACCTGCCGCACCGGGAGCCATGACGAAGCTGGCCCGCCGTTCCCACAGCCCGTTGATGACTTCCTCGGGGGTGAGGCCTTGCTCGGCACCCTTGACCCTGATCTTCTGCTGGATGTCCTCCGGTAGCTGATCGATGGTCGGCGGCTGCTCGCCCCGCCACGGGTCCACCACGGGGTCTGCCTTGGGCTGGGTATTGACCCGCTGCTCCACCTCCGGCTGGTTCGGCACCAGCGGGTTGTCCGGGGGAGGTACGTTGACGCCCATCCGGTCGTCCGGTCCCGGCTGTTGGGGCTGCTGCTGGTCGGCGGGCACTGCGCCTGCCAACTGGTCGGTGATGGCCTGAGGCCGCGAGTAGTCGGTGCCGCCCTCCTGCCCGCCACTGAGGACCCGCTTGAGGGTGGTCTGCGCCTGAAGCGCGATCTGGTCGTAGGTCGCGTCCGGGTTGGCCTTGCGCCACGCATACATGGCAGAGAGGTAGTCCGCACGGGCGGCAGTGCCATCCGGGGACACGGCGCTCGGGTCGATGGCCAGTAGGTCGTCGCCCACCGGGAAGCGCGTCTGGATCACCTTCAGGCTGTCCTTGACGGCTTGGTTCTCAAGCACGGCGCTCATGTCTCGACCGGAGACGCTGTTGCTGAGGTTGTAGAGTTGCGCCACCGTGGCCTGCGAGTGGATGACGCCGTTCGGCCCCATCGCGTCGAGGATCACCTGCTGGCCGCCCCCGTTGAGGATGGCCTCTTGCAGGCGCATAATCTCCTCGGGGTCCTCCGGCTGGTCGCTGAAGCCCTTGGCCCAGTCCTTGATGCGGACCCGGATGGTGGGGTCCACCTTCTCCATCTGACTGAGGAAGGCCCCGTCAAACTGTGCAGCCGGGTTCTCCGCAAGCTGGTTGATGATGAAGGCCGTACCCTCGTCCTTGAGCTTGTTGTCCTTCGCCGTCTGCGCCGCCTTCTGCTCGGCCTCGATGCGGTTCTGCTGCACCTCAAGGGCGGACAACGTTTGGTTGATCGTCTGCTGCCCCTCAAGCGTGTCGCTGAGCTTGAACTGCTGGCCGGGGAGCTTGTTGCTGAGCAGGCTGAGCAGAGCCGGGTCGTTGTGCTCAAGCGCCTTGGAACTGATCATCGCCAGCAGCGACTTGTCGTAGTCCTCCGGCCTCATGCCAGCATCCATCGCCGCCTGCCGGTTCTTGGTCAGGGCGGCCCACATGGCGTCATAGTCCTGCGGCCCGGCAGTCGTGAGGTAGCGGTCCTCAAAGGCGTCCACGTCCATCGAGCTAGAGGCGATGCTGGCGTTGAGGGCGTTGCTGTAGAGGGTCTCGTTGCGGTCCTTGGCGTTCTGGTTATAGATGCTCTCACTGGTGCCCGTGAGGTAGGGCAGCGCACCCTTCAGCACGTCCGGGTCATCCGGCAGACCGAGCGCCTTGATCTGGTCGCCAATCCAAGCGTCCACCGCAGCCGGGTCCTGATTGGAGCGCATGTCGCTGTTGAGGTACTGGTCGAGCAGGCTGTTGGCCATCCGCTTGCCGACGATGGACCCCTGCGTCTCCTTGAAGCTCGACACGAACAGGGGCGAGGCGTAGCTGGGTATCTTGCCCGCCTTCACCGCCTCGGCGTAGCCCATGCCGTTGGCCTCAAGCGCCGCCTTCTGGCCGAGGTACTTGTCGCGCTCGTCGTTCTTCTGGTTGCGCTCCTTCAGCAGGCCGCCGATGTTGTGGCTGAAGTTCTGAAGCGCGTCGGCCAACTGGTGGAGGTTGCTCGGGGCAGGCTCCGGGGGTCGGACGTAGGTGTTGACGGGGGCGGCGACCGGGCGAAGCTGTTCCTCGATGCCGATGGGGGCAACTACATCACGCGCCATCTTCGGTCTCCACTTCCTTGGCCTCGTCGGGCAGGTTCATCGTCCCGGCTTCCATCTCCTCCGGCCAACCTATGGCCTTGATCTGCTCCTTGGTGGGCCGCTTCAGCCACACGTACAGGTAGTCGTCGCCACTCTCGGTCTGGCCGGATACCACGTACACCTTCATCACATACCTCCGATGCCGCCGATGAGAGCGCCAGCCACGTTGAGCATGGCCGCCCCTGCGTTCGGCTTGGTGGGTCGCTGCACTGAGTTGATCCGGTTCTGGATAGTCGTCACGGTGCCGCGCTGCTCAGCCGCTAGTTGGGCTGCGGTGTAGTGGGCGTTCTCCTGCGTGTAGTAGCGATTACGTGCCGCACCAGCCCAGATGCCACGGATGATGTCATCCACAGAACCACCACCAACACCAGCCCCAGCAGCACTAGTCTCAGCAGCAGCCGCTTTAATCGCTCCCTCAACTCCGTACTCCGTCTGCTTCTGGGTACTGAGGGCCTGTTCCTCAATCGCCCGCGTGGTTAGCTGGTTCTGCTCGTCGCGACCCGCCGCCAGAGAGTTGACGTAGTTCTGCTTCCACATCTCCTCCTTGGCGTTGAAGTCCTCCACCTGCGCATTGTAGCTGGCGATGGCACCCATAGCGCCGATACCACCTTGCAGGATACCTGCCATGGGGCCGCACATCATAGTTCTCCGTAGGTGAAGTTGAGGAAGATGGCCCGCTCCGGCGAGGAGCCAACCGACCGCCCGGCCTGCTTGAAGCCGAGCCAGCGGAGCCACCGATGGTGCACCGGGTTGCGTATCCAGCTTGAGGTTTGCAGGAACGGGTACATGCCCTTGATGACATCGAACTCCGCATGGAGATACCGATGCATGGGGTGTGCGACGGGTAGGGCTTCAGGCGTTGCCACCAGCCAGACCCAGCCGACTTGATCACGCACGGGGCTGACACCCCAGACGGCCAACGGCGTACCCTCAGGAGAGTAGCCAATGCGCGTCAAGGTGCCAGCCCCGCTCGGGAGCTTCCAACCACTGGCTACGAGACCTTCGGCGGTGTCACCCGCCCACAACCGCCACTCCTCCTGATCCTCATCCCGCAACCTCGGAGCGATCAGGGCAAAGGTGGCGTCGGTGCAGTCTTCGATACGTAGCTCCATGATCGGTTAGCGTCCCGGTTGGGCGGTGACAACAGGCACATAGTTCCAGACTAGGCCTTGCCACGTGCAGGGGAAGGGGCTGTCGTTCACAAAGCGGACCTTGTGCTCTGTGTTCGGCAGGTTGATGGCGTACTCGAAGTCACCCGACCCGAGGATCACCTTGTCGTAGGACGTGATGCCGTCGCCGTAAGCCTTGCCTTCATAGTTCTGGCTCTTGGTGACTGCTCCGTCCTTGCGCCTCAGGGTCTCCACGCGGAAGTACCCCGAGCCGTCATGGGAGAGGACGACGCTGCGCACATCGACCTTCTTCTTGTAGCTGTAGCCGGACTGCTCGTCCTTGACGTAGAACGTGTTCTCCGTGCGCTCCGACCGGATGCGGAGACCCGTGTAGAAGTGCGCCGCCGAGATGTCGCCCGTGAACGTCATGCGAGTGGCCCCCGCGTTGGTGCCTACCTCCACCGGAGTGTAGACCACCCCACGGTAGAACGCCTCCTCGCCCTCGCCCGTGCTCTCGCGGATCACCAGTGAGGTCGTGAAGTCGCCATCCTCAAGCCGCATGTGGTCCTGCGCATCGTCAAGTAGCACCGGCAGGTCCACGTAGGTCTGGTTGGTGATGGCGTCGAACGTAACCGTGCACTCGGCCTCGGTCATCTTGAAGTCGAGCCTCGTGAGGTACGGCCCTTCCGGGTCCTCCTGTGCAGGCTGAAGCGAGCAGGACAGGACATGCAGCCCATCCGACCGCTGCACCCACGCATAGAGGGTGTCCTTGTCGAGCAGGATGTGGAGGATGGTACTGCCCGAGGGGAGCCGCCACGTGTTCCACGCCGATTGCAGCCGCTCTTGGGCGCTCAGCCGGTACTCGTACAGATAGAGCAGGCTCGGCGTATCCTCGCTCAGCACCACCATCTTCTTCAGGGTGTCGCTGCCGGTCTTCTCGATGACGCCCTTCGGGATGTAGCGCGGCACATGGTCTGCGATGCCGGTCTCCCCCAAGGCCTGCCCCTCGCGGAACATGGCGTCGGTGAACAGGCTCCACCGGCCTACCACGGTGCCGAAGATGATGCTGGCCCCGATCTGGATAGGCTCCGACACGTTGTCCCACTCGTAGCTCGTGCTGGGGACCACCTCAATGGTCTCGCCGCTGAAGGTGCTGTTGTCCCCGTGCGACACAAGGAACTGCTGCCCCTCGGCCCATAGGAACGTCTGTGCCCCGGCCTGAAGCGGCTTCCTCAGGATGGCGATGCGCTTGGCCGCCTTCACTTCGATGTCGATAGGCGCGGTCGCGAGGTTGGTCTGTACCGTGTCCGGGAAGAAGGTGAACACGTTGTTGACGCGGGACCACATGTTGGCCGCCGTGGTCATCACCGCCAAGCGCCGCTGGTCGAAGAAGATGTCCTCGATGAAGTGGTTGATGAAGCTCGGGTTGCGGGCACTGTCCACCCCGTCACCATTCAGCCGGTCACCCCATGTGCTGTACTTCAGGGTGAAGGTGTTGAGGCCGGTGTTGACCAACTGGATAGGCATCGTCGCCGGGTCGAGCTTGATCTGCGTCATCGGTGCGGCGCACTCCTCCCAGACCCCGTTGGTGGTGCTCTCACCCTCGCCGTTGGACACGAACTTGACGAAGTAGTCGTCGCTGTCGTCCGTGGGGTCGCCCTGTACGCGGAACACCATCCCGTTGAAGCCGTTGGAGGGCAGCTTGTCGAAGCCCGGCACGTAGTCCTTCAGCCCCAGCAGTTGCGTGTTGGACTGCCCATCCTTGGTCTCGATGCTGAAGGGGATGTCATCCTCGCGCCAGAGCCGGATGAGGTTGCCGTTGCGGGCGATGTTGAAGCCGAGGCCGGACGCAATCGGGTTGACCACATCGGTGACCATCGCATTGTAGAGCGCATAGCAGATGGCGTCGGTAGCGATGTAGGCCGCGTTCTCCGGCAGGGAGTTGTCCGGCGTCTCGTACTCCCACTCAAACCAGACCCCATCCGGCTCCGCAACGGTCTCGATGAAGATACGGATGGTGTAGGTGTTCTTGTAGGCCCCGGCCTTGAAGTAGAACAGCGCCTCATCCGGGCGGGGCGGCTCGATGTTGCCGTAGTTCGGGTCCTCCGTGTCCCACGGGTCGGTGGGCGGCGGGAGCAACTGGGGGCTGACCCGCTTGTTGGCGATGAACGTGATGTCGTCCGCCGAGCAGGCCGCAAAGGAGGTCCGTGCCTCGTTGCCACCCAACGCGGACAGATAGCTCGCCGGGGTGCCAGTGACGGTGACGGTGCACTTGGTGCCGGTCAGGTAGTTCCACACCTCAAGCGTGCCATCCGACTGGATCACCGCCGTGTAGCGTTCCGTGTCCGAGCGGATGATGTCGTAGAAGAAGGCCCCGGTGTAGCTGTCCGGGTCCGCCTTGAAGTGCCACTCTAGTCCGGGCCGGGGGACGCAGCCCTCCACCGCTTGGTTGAGGCAGTCGAACTGGCTATCGCACTGCGTGTTGCGCCGCACCTGATCCGCCTGCTGGGTTACCCCTTGGATCATGTTGGGGACGATCTGCTGGTCAATTGCCATTACACGAACCTCCGGCGACGGTGCATCCTGTAGAAGTAGCCGTTGGTCTCGACAAGCGTGGTGTCGTCCACCTCGTCCTCGGCCTCCTCAAGGTCCACCAGTGCGATCACCTCCTGCCCCTCAAGGAAGCGCATGATGGTGGGGTTCACGGTACGGCCAGCCCCGAAGGTCCGGGCCGCACGGGCAGTCGCGTAGTTGCGTCCCGACTGGGGCATGTCCTCAAAGTCGAGCGCCACCACCATCCGCACGGTGACGGACGGCTTGTACTGGCCGATGTTGAAGGTCGAGTGCTCCGGGTCGTAGAGCTTGCGCCCGCGCTGCACCAGCCCATAGGAGGACGAGTGCCGCGTGGTGTCGATCTTGAGGCAGTTCACCGGCACGGCTATCTCGCCCGGTACGCTCGGGTGCGTGAGGGGGGCCGCATCGAGGGTGACGTTAAGCTCGGTGTTCCACGTCCAACCCTTGGACTGAAGCTGGATCATCTCGTCATGGATAGACCGAAGGGCAAGCTCAGCATCGCTGTTCATGCCGTCTGTGTCGAGGGAGAGGACCGGCGACTGGCTGATAGCCCGCAGGCACCAGTTCACGCCGTCGAGCAGCGTCATCGGCTGAAGGATGTACGGGTCATGGGATGGCATCGGTCTGTCCATGGTGAGGGTCAAGAGGAGGCCCGCCCTAAGGCGGACCCCCAACGGTAGGCTACCCAGCGCTTAGCGCGAGGCAGTCGCCAGTTCGAACGAGCACTCGGCACGCAGGGGGCCGAAGCCGCAGAAGCGCGAGCCGATGATCAGCGTCCCCAGCCGGTCTTCCTTGTCCGTGATCGTCACCCGGAGACCGCGCCGATTGAGCAGACCGACCGCCTGCGGGTTGGCGATGAAGCCAGCCGTGGTGGTGAAGTTGCCCTGATACTTGGTCAGGCCGGTGGCGATGTTGGTCTTCGGGATGTGGTTGGACCCGACGACGCCGATGCCCGCGATGGGGCCGATGGTGGCCTGCCCACGGTTGCCGGTGCCGGTCGTGAACTTGCTGTCCAGACCAGCGTACTTGGCCAGCATGAGCACCTGCTGCCACGGGAGGTAGCCACGCACCTCGCCGCCGCCGACATCGTTCTCCTTGATGTACTCGACCGCCGCGAAGAAGCCTTCTTCCAGCTTGGCCGGGTCCGTCTTGATGGCGGCGTCGTAGAAGTAGCTCGGCACCGGTCCGCCCGTGTAGGGGGCAGTGGTGATGCGCGAGGCCTTGACGAAGGTGATGGCGGCACGCTTGTCGAACGTGGTGCTCAGGCTCTCACCGATCTGGCTGGCATACGGCGCAGAGAGCGAGTAGGAGGCCATCAGGGTGTCAATCTCGGCAATGAACACGCTGTCCACCAGCATGTTGTCGAGGTCGATGGTCACCTCTTGGTTCTCCACGCCGCCGCCCGTGATCTGGTCGCCGGGGGTGTGCTCCACCGCATCGCGCTTGCGCCCGATGATGGGGAACTGCCACGACTTGCCAGCGCCGATGGTCTGCTGGTGGACGGCAGTCTCGAAGGTGTTGCTCTCCTGCCAAGCCTCAAGCACCATCTGGCCGAACTGCTTGAGGAACAGTTCCCGGTCGTCGGAGCCAGCGGCCCCCTTCTGTCCGGGACGCGGATCAATATCAGTGTAAGCCATCTAGTGGCTCTCCTTTGCGGGTTGATAGGCGGTAGTCACTTCTTGAGCCGGGCATCTATCGCCTTGATGGCGTCTTCGGGGATGTCCGGTGGGGCACTGCCAAGCGAGGTCGCCAGCGCAGCTACTCGGCCCGGCAGCATAACCGCCAAGGCTTGCCGCATCCCGAATGATGCAGCGAAGATGATGCTCCACCCGGCGAGATACCACATGGGCGCGTCGGGGGAGAAGTTCTTGAGGTAGTCGAGCCACCAGACGGCGGCATCTCGGGTGGGGCCGGGGATGAACAGGGCGATCAGTGGGAGCGACCAGAACACCAGAAGGTACTCGTCCTTCCAAGAGTTGTTCGCCGCGTCGGCCCACTTCAGGTCCCATTCAAGCTCCGACTTCACCTTGTAGGCCGCCGTCTCGGTCTTGGCCTTCAACTCGGCAAGCTCAAGGTCGAGCTTCGCGTCGTTGAGAGCCTTCTGTCCGGCCTGATAGGTCTGGAACTGCGCCCACACCCACTTACCGGCGTCCGCGATCTTGGTCCACAACTTGCCAGTGAACAGGTCGAACAGGATGTTGCTCATTTGCTTGGCCTCGTATGCGTCTTCACCTTACAAGCGTATTACCACTTGCGGGCGTTGGGGGAGCGCAGGAACTTCTCCTGCACCTTCTGCTGTGCCATCATGTCGCGGCCAGCCGCCTTGCGGGCGTCGAGCCACTCCTGCTTGGTGCCGAACGTG